CGGCGAGGGCAAGATCATCTGGCTGGGGAACCTGGTACATCCCAACTACGCCATCTGTCAGTTCCTGGAGCTCATATCCGGCGAAATTCGCGCAGATAATCCGAATATAGACCTGGAGCATAGGACAGTGCTGAAAGCGCGTGAAAAAGCAATTTTGCGCTTTTCCCTGGAGGATCAGCGGGGCAGGTCAACCTGGGAGGCGCAGTACCCCACGGCCAGGTTGCCTCTCTTGCGAGCCAAATACGGGCATACGGGTTACCAGCGGGAGATGCTGGGACAGCCCGTGATCGAGGGGAACGTCTTCAAAAACCACTGGTTCACGAAGTGGAAAAACTTGCCGGAGCCCAGGGAGATTAAGCGGGTCTGGATGTACGCTGATCCAGCGTGGGGACAAAAGGGCTGTTACAAGGCGGTAGTCTCCATAGGATACGACGGTAGGCGCTTTTACGTGATCCATGTCTGGATACGGCAGACCGAGAACACCAAGTTCTTCAGATACCTGTATGACGCCTACCATGAGCTTGACCGTGTGTATGGCGTGAAGTTCAGGGCAGCGATAGAGACGGTCTTTGGCCAGGCGCGTATCCTGGCCGATTTCGACGACTGGGCAGACAAGAACGGTCTGCCGCCTATCAG